GTGGTATTTGGACTGCGAAGAAGCGATATATCCTCAACGTGTGGAATAGTGAAGGAGTTCAATATACTGAACCTAAACTAAAGATGATGGGTATTGAGGCAGTTGAATCGTCAACTCCTGCACCATGCAGGAAGATGATTAAGCATGGTCTTAAACTGATGATGAATGGTACTGAGGTAGATGTGATTGAATTTATTGATAAGTGTCGTTCTGATTTCAAGAAACTTCCACCAGAAGAAATTGCATTTCCACGTTCCGTATCTGACGTTGTAAAGTATAAATCACATTCTGATATCTATTCAAAAGGAACCCCGATTCATTGTCGTGGTGCTCTCTTGTTTAATCATTATATCAAGGAGAAGAAACTTACTAATAAGTATTCATTAATTAATAACGGTGAAAAGATTAAATTTCTTTATCTCAAAAAACCTAATACTATACATGAAAATGTAATCTCTTTCATTCAGGACTTTCCGAAAGAATTAGATCTTGACAAGTACATAGACTATGAACTACAATTTGAAAAGAGTTTTGTCGAACCACTTAAAGCAATTCTAGATGCCATTGGATGGAACGTTGAGAAAACTGTAAACTTAGAATTATTTTTTGCATAATGGACTTCCTAAAAGAAATTGTAAAAGAGATTGGAGATGACTACACAAAAATCGCATCAGATATTGATGATACGGAAAAATATGTGGACACGGGTTCGTACATTTTTAACGCACTGGTTTCAGGTAGTATATTTGGTGGTGTATCTGGGAATAAGATTACTGCCATTGCTGGTGAGTCTAGTACTGGCAAAACTTTCTTCAGCCTCGCTGTCGTTAAAAATTTTCTTGATTCTAGTCCTGATGGGTACTGTCTATACTTTGATACAGAAGCAGCAGTTAACAAGTCCCTTCTAGAGAGTAGAGGATTACCTCTTGATCGTGTGGTAGTGGTCAATGTTGTTACTGTTGAGGAGTTCCGCAGCAAGGCACTCAAAGCAGTAGATCTTTATATGAAAAAAGCAACAGAAGATCGCAAACCCTGTATGTTTGTGCTAGACTCATTAGGGATGCTCTCAACTGAGAAAGAGATCACTGATGCGCTCAACGACAAACAAGTTCGAGATATGACAAAATCTCAACTTATCAAGGGTGCGTTCAGAATGCTTACACTCAAGTTGGGTCAAGCAAATATTCCAATGATCGTTACTAACCACACTTATGATGTCATCGGTGCTTATGTTCCAACTAAGGAAATGGGAGGAGGTAGTGGACTCAAGTATGCTGCTTCTACAATCATCCATCTCAGCAAAAAGAAAGAAAAAGATGGAACAGAGATCGTCGGAAATCTTATCAAGGCAAAGACTGCTAAGTCGCGTTTAAGCAAGGAGAACCAAGATGTTACGGTGCGTTTGTATTACGATGAGCGTGGTCTTGATCGATATTATGGTCTTCTTGAACTCGGTGAGATTGGCGGACTTTGGAAAAACGTTGCTGGTAGATATGAAATAGATGGTAAGAAGGTGTATGCGAAAGCAATCCTAAAAGATCCTGATACTTACTTCACCCCTGAGGTGATGGAACAACTAGACACTATTGCAAAACAAAACTATTCTTATGGAACGAATTGAGGCAACTATTCTGAGAAACCTAGTTTTCAATGAAGAGTATTCTCGCAAAGTAATTCCGTTTATTGAATCTGATTATTTTGAGCAGAGAACTGAAAAGATCATCTTTGAGGAGATTACTCAGTTCATTGTGAAGTATGGTAATGCAATCACAACTGAAGCACTTTCAATTGAAGTAGAAAACCGCACTGATCTTACAGAAACCGAAGTTAAAGAATCCAGAGAGATCATTGCAAATCTCTCAGAAATGCCTGCTGATCATCAGTGGTTATTAGATACTACTGAGAAGTGGTGTAGGGATCGTGCTATCTATCTGGCACTCATGGAATCTATTAGCATTGCTGATGGGGATGATAAAAAGAAAAACCGCGATGCAATCCCGTCTATCCTTTCGGATGCACTCGCAGTTTCTTTTGATAATCATATTGGACACGATTACTTAGGAGATTATGAAGAGCGATATGAATCCTATCATCGCAAAGAAGATCGTATCCCCTTTGATCTTGAATACTTTAACAAGATTACGAAAGGTGGTCTTCCTAACAAAACTCTCAATATCGCTCTTGCTGGGACAGGCGTCGGAAAGTCTTTGTTCATGTGCCATATGGCTAGCTCCATTCTGCTTAACGGACGTAACGTGCTATACATTACAATGGAGATGGCAGAAGAGAAAATTGCAGAACGTATTGATGCAAACCTGCTCAACGTACCCATTCAAGATCTTACTGATCTTCCTAAATCCTCTTTTGAAAACAAAGTAGTCAACCTGTCGAAAAAAACTCAGGGATCTCTTATAATTAAAGAGTATCCAACTGCAAGCGCCCACAGTGGACATTTTAAGGCACTTCTTAATGAACTTGCACTTAAGAAGTCATTTAGACCTGATATTATTTTCATTGATTACCTTAATATATGTGCTTCCAGTAGGTATAAGTCAGGTGTTTCTGTCAATTCATATAGCTATATTAAGGCTATTGCAGAAGAGCTTAGAGGGTTGGCTGTCGAAGCCCAGGTCCCTATCGTATCTGCCACCCAGACCACTCGTTCTGGTTATGGTAGCTCTGATGTTGACATTACTGATACTAGTGAGTCCTTTGGTTTGCCTGCTACTGCTGATCTTATGTTTGCCCTTATTAGCACTGAGGAACTTGAACAACTTGGTCAGATAATGGTGAAGCAGTTGAAGAATAGGTATAATGATCCCACCATGAATAAAAGATTCATTGTAGGTATTGATCGTGCCAAGATGAGATTGTATGATTGTGAGCAAACTGCACAGAACGATATTCTTGACTCTGGTCAGGAAGAAGAGTATAGTTATGAGGAAGACAAACCGAAGAAATCATTTGCTGGATTTATAATTTAATCATGGAACATATCTATAATCAAGAACAATTTGGTGAGAACTGGTTCACATATCCAACTGTATATGATTCTGTAGTTCAGTTATTTCCTAGTGGCAGTAAGTTTGTTGAGGTGGGATGTTGGAAAGGTAAGTCCTCTGCTTACATGGCAGTAGAGATTGCTAATTCAGAAAAGAATATTGATTTTTATTGTGTTGATCACTGGGAAGGTGGACCAGATCATAAAGATTGGGATGTTCTTTCAGAACTATATACTATCTGGAAAACCAATATGCAACCACTGGAGGATTATTTTATTGAAATGAAGATGACTTCAGTGGAAGCTTCTACAAAGTTTGAAGATGAATCTTTAGATTTTGTATTCATTGATGCATCACATGCGTATGAAGATGTTAGACTTGATATTGAAACCTGGATGCCCAAAGTAAAACTTGGTGGAATTATTGGTGGTCATGATTATGAAGATTATTTTCCTTCAGTAAAACAAGCAGTAAACGAATGCTTAGAGGGAAAGGAGTTTGATGTTTATGAAAAATGTTGGTTGCATAAAAAACTATGAACGGTTACTTTTCCGTATTCGATCCTAACGATAAAAAAATTTACTTCAACAATCCAATCTAAAACAAATAGCGATTGACTAATCATTCGCATTCTGCTATAATTCACACATATAAAATTTTATTTCAATGACTAAGCAAGTTGATTTTGAACGCTATGAAAAGTTTGTTGATGCTGTAACTTCTGATGCATCTACAGATTTTCTTGCTCTTTCTGATCGTCTAGTTGAACTAGATGAGAAGGGTGCTAATATTGAACGCCTTCTAACTGCTGGTGTTGGTATTAACGCTGAGGGTGGGGAGTTCCTTGAGATTATCAAGAAGATGATTTTTCAAGGTAAACCTTGGGATGATCATAATAAAGAACACCTTGTTATTGAACTTGGTGACGTAATGTGGTATGTGGCACAAGCATGTATGGCGCTGGGAGTTCCTTTTGATGAGGTTGTTGCTCGTAACGTTAAGAAACTTGAAAAGCGTTATCCTGGCGGACAGTTTGATGTGTACTATTCTGAAAATCGTGAGGAGGGAGACCTGTGAAACTATTAACACTTGAAGATTATCAAAAGGCAGGTGAAACTTTCTGGCCTAAGTATTGGTACATTGCTGGAGAACTTGGTGAGGGAGCAAAAGCAGAAGATATTCTGCGTGTTATGGAAGCAGTTGGTGGTGTTGCTTTGAAGTTTGCATTAGAAGAAAAAGAAGGACCATTTGGATTTAATAAAAAAGATTTGGAAGATGAGTGAAGAACAATCAAAAGTACATCCAGAGATTGCAGAAGTAGATTGGATTAATGATGCTTTTTATATCGAAAAAACTCGTTTTGGTTTGTATAAAAGTATTAAAAAAAATGGTGATGGATTTCTAACTGGTCTCACTTATGATGCAGTTTTAGAAATGAGTAGATGGCATCTCAAGTGTGAGCAAGAGGGCACACTTGAACAATATACTAGAGTTGTTGGTAATGGAATTGTTGACGGAAAATTGTGATCCAGTTCTTTTTAGAGTGAAGGTTCAAGTCCTTTCATCGACACTAAATAATTTTAAAAATTAAAAATGGCAAAAAGTCTTCTTGATACTGATCTTTATACTAAGACAGTAACTGTAATCAATGACAATCTTTATGATCTAGGTATATCGATTGATGATAAAAAGACAGAGGGATCTTATATCTTTATTCAATGTGATGAAGATAGGGTAGAGACTAGAGAGTCTTTGGAGATGGCAATTGAAAATGTATCTGGACTTCGTTGTAGTAGGAGATATGTAAAATCAAAGTCAGCATTCGATCTAACTTTGGTTGAAGGTTTTGGTAGTGCTATTAATATAGTATACAAAAATACTAAAGGTGGGATGCAGGAAACCACCCTCAACTCAACTATTACAGAACTATTTCCAGCAATTGCTTTTGAGGCAGGTATTGATACAAATCTTGCTCCTGATCAATTTTATAATAAACTTTTAGAATCAAATAAAGAAACTCTTGGTGCTTATAAAAATAAAAGTGCATATGATGCAGGTAAACCATTTTTAGACAAAGCTCCAACTTCTTCTAAATTTGAAGAGAAGACAACAAATGCTCAAGCAATTACAAGATGGTTGATTGGTGAGAACAAAAGAAAAAAAATTAGTAAAGTTGTCTGGGGATATAGAAATAACTTAAAACCACAAGGAGTTTCGCCTAATCACAAGGGTGATATCTTTGCGGTTTTTGAAGATGGAAATATTTTAGGAATTTCTCTTAAAGCTGGAGGAGCAAAAACTGCAGAACCACAGTTCAATAGTTATGTTAGACCAATCTTTACTTCATTTGGTGCGTTAACTGACTATGCAAAACTTGAAAAAAAATCTTTTGAAACTTTTTATGCAGGTATTCCTGGAATAACATCGCAGAATACTTATGGAAAAGCACAGATGACGAAAGTTATAGGTGCATTTGAAAAAAGTAATCCAAAACAATATGAAATGTTGTATGACGCACAACTAGAATTTGTTAGACAATACATTTGTGATATGATGAATAACGATCCTGCTAAGGCAAAGAATTGGTTACTTCGTGAAGTTGCTGCAGAACAAGAGGGTGTTCCCTTAATAGTTCTCAAAGCAGCTGGAAGTAATACTCAAGTTATTAATGATGAAAATATTATTAAAGATTGTGTTCAAACATCTAAGAAAGCAAATGGAATAAAAGCATACCCATCAAAAACTTCAAAACAAAATTGGCATATTGATTTGACATGTAGAACTCATACTACAACATTGAATTTTTCAATTAGAACTAATAAAACTGGAATCAATCATAAACTTGGACAATACATTAATCTAGCAGTTAAGTTTAACGGCATTAAAAAATGAAACATCTTATTAGTCAGTTGACTAAATCTTTTGAACCCAGCAAAAGAGGTAGAGTAAACGCTCATGATGAGTTTCTTGTTTACATCTTTCAAACCTATGCTGGTAGAATGAATATGTGTAGATCAGAAAAATTAAAGAATAAATATATAAAGGAACGGGATAGTATCCTACAATACGTCGTTAAAAATAAAACAGAAGTACTGAAACATATTAATAGATGAAAAGTTTTTTCCAATTCCTTAAAGAATCCGCCGCAGTTCAGCAAGCAGCTAGAATGGGATTGCAGTCGGATGGTCATGGAGGATGGTATAAAGATGGTGAGTTTGTAGCAAAGACTGAGAAGGGTCGTCTCAAGTTCTTTAACAAGAGACAGAAGGTTGGACAGAAAGATCCACCACAAACTGATAGAGAAAAAAGACTTTCCCAACCTTCTTCTGAACCTGTACCACAGCAAGAACCTGCTGCTGATAAACCAGTAGAAATGATTCCTCCTGAAGTTGAAAAAACTAAAGGAACTTTGACAGTTGCATTTGGTAGATTTAATCCACCAACCACGGGGCATGAAAAACTTTTGGATACGGTAGCATCATCTTCTGATGAAGGTGACTATATTATTGTACCTTCACGCAGTCAAGATAAGAAAAAGAATCCTCTTGATCCAGATACTAAGGTTGAAATCATGAGGCAAATGTATCCTAAACATAGTGAACGGATTGTCAACGATCCTGCAAACCGCACAATCTTTGATGTACTGAAGAAAGCACACATGGATGGTTATGCTGGTGTGAGGATTATTGGTGGCGGTGATAGAGTTAAAGAGTTTGAGAATTTATCTGGTAACTACAATGGAAAGCTCTATCAATTTGATAATATAGAAGTTAAGTCTGCTGGTGATCGTGATCCAGATGCAGAGGGAACTGAGGGAATGTCTGCATCGAAGCAAAGGAAGGCAGCAGCAGAAGGAGATTTTGCATCATTCCGTCAGGGTGTTCCTAAGTCGATGGATGATAAAGCAGCAAAACAATTATATAAAACTCTTCGCGCTGCTATGCAAATTAAAGAGGGTTGGAGTCTTTGGCAGATTGCACCTAAGTTTGATTGGAAAAATCTTCGTGAAAACTTTATCAAGGAGAGAGTTTATAAGGTTGGTGATGTTGTAGAGAACTTGAATACAGGTTTAGTAGGTAAGATTATTCGTAGAGGAACCAACTATCTAATCTGTGTGACAGAGGATAAGATTATGTTTAAATCTTGGATCAAAGATGTGACCGAATCTATTACTAATAGTGATGCTCCATCAGGAGTTCCTGCTGATCAAAGGTTGGTTGGTACGGATGCTTTTAGAAAATATACTGAAACTATGGTCCCTGGAAGTAAGTGGGGGATGCAATTTATAAATAAGTATAGAAAAAGAAGTAGTCCAAATTTGAAAAATGAGCGAAACTAAGACTCCACAGAAAGGTAGTCACGCACAGGGCGATGACAAACTTCAAAGGCAGGCATCTCAACTTGCTTATGATGTTAAGTATAAAGTGAAACAAAAACTTGGTAAGGAATCT